ACGCAATCCTTATGATTGCCGTACTCGCGTCTGCTGTTGGAAACTGAATAGTAAAGTCTCCACCCGAGGCGCTTTTATTACCACCAAAATCCAATACTGCAACAGATGGTTGAGTTCTAGCGGACGCATTTCCTGCTGGCGTGTTATTAAAAACAACCGCAGAGTTCGCATTTGTAATTGTCACACCAGTAAACGTCTTGTTAGAAAAACTGGTAAATACAGTTGTTCCAGAACCTCCATTTGTAGGGGTTGTGCCAACAACTAGACCATTGTCAGTAATTGCTGAGGCTCCACCTCCAGCGGTATAACCACCTGATCCACTAACGCCAGTAGTAGGAACTTCTTCGGCGCCAAACGGTGGAGTGGTAGTAGCTGGCCCTAAAACATCGGACGAGTTAATGTATAACGATATTACAAACGTTCCCGCTGACGCACCCGACGTACTAAAATCGTGACCCCCTAAAAGAAGTTCTTCTTTAAACGAGGTGGTCAATCCTGCAGTAATCGACATCACATTCTCCTTATTAACTCAGCAAGCTCTGGGTGTCCTGCATCTTTTAAGGCATTATACACAGTTGTACGGTCACTGAGAATACCCTGTTTTATGTGATCCGATATAACAGACTCCATAACATTTTTAAATGCCCTTGCTTGATCTCTAATCACTGGAGGAGCCGTATCCGCTACATGCATCAACTTATCACAACAAAAAGAGGCGATCTCCTCCGGAGTATGCCCCCTGTTTGTTGTGGTATGAACTTTTACCTGCATCATTGACTAGGCCGAACAATCTGACCCACACGATACAAGTCTGTAGTCTGTTTAGATTCGCCCAACATTTTCAGTTGCACTAAACCTTCCTGCACCCGTTGTTGGTACATGGACATTGTATCGTTTTCAGCTTTCATAAACACACCAGACTCAACTAGGGTCGCATACAAAAGAGTGGTCTCAGCGTTAATACTCAACCAACTTGTTGCATTATCCCCGGCAGAATCCTCAGTCAAACTAACAGGTGCATAGAAGTAACTTAACTCAAAAGGATACGCTGCACCTGGAGTTGGTCCAAGAATGAAATTAACGTTATCAAACTGTGCGTAATAACGAGGATCCCCCTGAACGGTCGCGTCCGGAGAGTACGTTTGTACAAAACTAGCATCTTTAAAATCAAGGTAGTTCTTCTCGTTATTCTTGACATACGATAAAGAATACGGAGCCAAAAAGTCTGTTGGCAAATTTAGATACTTAGTTCCCACTACAAAAGTGGACGACTGCGTTTTACGAAACAAATTTAATTGAACTTGTTTTAATATCTTGTCTTCAGCCAACCTGATAAAAACAGGAAGATTGTTTACAAAAGTCGTTTCGTAATTTTCAGTGTAATCCTGAACCGCCTGTTTTAACTGACCATATGTAAAAGCCATTTATGCCTCCACCGTGACAGGCCCTGCAGACGTAAAAGCTCCGCCGCCTCGAACCTGTCCTGATTGTGCCGTTTCAGACACTGTGATTGTATATGTGTCGCTATCAACCACTGTGATCGAATAGCCGTTCGTGTCGTTTAATACTGGAACGGTAAACCCATCAAATGGTGCCGCGTTTCTTAATCGAACAACATTAGAAGTGTTTCTACCATGACCAGGTTCGATTACAGTTATAACACTTGTTCCAGCCCCTGAAGAAAACAAAGGATTCGCTCGCAACAATACTTCAACTTTGGGTTCTTCTCTATCCGGACGTGCGTCTTTTAGGGCTTGTGGATCCGGACCCACACGAGGAGGAAAAAGTTGGGGGTGTTTTTCCTCCCACTCATCCGGACCAACTAAAAGACCGTTCCATTCCTTCTTCATTTCAGAAAGGCGATACCGCTTTCCCGAACGATCAGAAATGCCCCAAGCCTTTTTGCCACTAGCGAACGCCATTAGACCCTCAAATAACTTAAACTAGGTTGAAGTTTTAACGGAGTGCGGTTCTCGTCCTCGTCCGCTGCGCGTTGAAACTCTTCCTCATAAATACTTTTTAACATTTGAACGCGTTCAGGCGCTCGTTTGACAGCCATATAGTACGCCAAGCCTGCAACCATACAAGGATAAAACCTAAACGGAAGGTCCGTAGTATTAACTAACGCGTCAGCATCTTCGATCCTACGCACATAATAGTAAACCAATTGATCGGTGGAGTTTTCAGGAACTGCCCACAAGTTAATTACTGGAGTAATCTGGCGGTCAAAATAAAATTGGCTCGGCCTACCCTTAGTGGTTTTATTAGGCAGGGTTAAGTAGTCACCTCGACTAATTCGATCCAACTCATAGTCTGTCCCATCTCTGCGCAGCACAACCTCTAACAAATCAACCACATCTGGAGTAAGTGTCTCCTGTGCTTGGCTTTCAGTTAAGATGATTGTTGCTTGGTTGACAGTCCACAGGTTTAAACCACGGTTGGCCCAATCCGCAAACATCAAGTTTAAAGACCGACGGGCAGTCTTCGCATCGTAGCCGGTGCGGACCTCTAGCCCACACCGCTCATACGCCTCTTCAACGATTTCTCCTACATCGAGATTAAAATCTCTTGATCCAGAGGTCGCCATTATTTCTTCCTCTTCTTCGCAGTCTTCGCAGCCTGTTTGAAGTTTTTAGCCGTAGGAGCTCCTTTAGTTCCGGGCTTTCTCATTTTCTCGCCAGAGCCAGCGGCAATGCGCTTTTTCTTAGCCGCAATGTTTGCGTACAATCCGGGTTTCTTAGCCATTTTACCTTTCCTTCCAGTTGATATCTGTTGGGCCTGCTGATTCCTGGTGATCGCCATACTTTACTTTCTTTGAAGCCACCAAAATAGCCTTTAGCATCTCTTGGTTTTGAGAGACCATTTGGTTGGTATGCTTTGTTTCAAGTTCCATTATAGCAGTTCTTTTGTCTAAATCCACAAGTGTTGTAGTGGACCACTCAACCCAACTCTGAACAACCACTCCATAGCTTGTAACAACACCTACCACTATAATAGAAGCGAGCGTAACGGTATGTTTCTGCAGCATCTAACAGTTCCATCTCTTTCGGGCAGCCTTGCCTCGTTCACCCGTCCAGCCACTTGATCGGGCGCAGAAAGACTTCTTTCGACCCTTGGCTTTCTTTGTCTTCGGGTTTGGAGCGGGAGCTTTAAGATTCGAGCCTGTTTGACGGTTATACTTTGCTCGCCCTTTGGCAGTGAGACCCGCCCCCTGTTTGACGGATCGTTTTTCCCCGCGACCGACAGATAACTTGACACTTTTTTTCTTAGCCATCTCTACTCCACAAACACCGTTATTGTCGTACTGTCAGGGAGGGACGCATAAACGCCCTTCTTTGCAAGTATGCCGTCGCCAGGGATGTACACTTCGTCCATACCTTGAGATGTTTCATCGACTCTAAGTAAAATTTTACCCGAGGCCGCTGAATCGTTATCGTACAAAACAACGTGTCCCGTAGCTCCTGACTCATAGGTCAACACAACACCTTGTAATCGACAGCGCCGTTGAACCAACGCTGTCGAAGTTTGTGAGTAGAAGGATGTGACTTCACTCCCGACCATCTCGCCCTCTAAGACAGAATTATCGTGAGCTGGTTGGCCGAACCCGTGAACGCCGCTACGAAGACGCCCTCAGATGAAATGATACCGTCATCTGGAATGTTCATCACATGATGCCCCACTGGAAACGTCTGCGTAAGCAAAACATCTCCACTTGCGCTGCCGTTCTTGAGCGTAAATGCTCCCGCTGCGGCGGCATAAATCACCACCTGACGAAGGCGAGACCGAGTCGGCCCGACAATCGCAGCAGTTGTGCCTTGAACCCAGTTATAGGCGGTTACTGGACCTGCCATAGCTTATTCCTTTTTCTTTGGAGGACGGACACGTTTCTTTTTTACAGGAACATCCGTCCACGCCTCGTTTACGTCAGGCGTGGATGAGTCATCTGCTTTAAGTGTGCCGTTCTCGTTTCGCGCACGAACCTTAGTTGTCTTGATGGGAGAGCCATCAGGATTTAGTCCGCGCCGTGCGAGTTCTTCTGCTGAAGGTGCTTTAAACCTACTCATAAGTTAGCCCTCTATGCTGCAGCGATTGTGGCACCCGTGTCAGAACGCTTCCAATCGGTTCCGTTAGAGAAGGCCAGAATAGCGGAACCAGCCGCACCGTTAGAAACGTAAACAAGTGTGCCGGCGCCTGCTGTAGCGGCAGACGGAGCAGAAGCAACAGTATAGGTTGGAACTTTGATGTCGCCAACAAAACCAGCAGTTGAGGTCACTGGACCTGAAAATGTAGTCGAAGCCATTTTAGTACCCTTTGCATAAGGATTCGCTTTGTAGTCTATGCAACGTCAGGAGGGCGGGAACCTGTCTACAAAGCTGATGTTTGCCCTAG